TAGAAACCTTGCAACTCCAAGTGACCCATAACAATAGGACACTTGGATTTTTCTAATGAAGAATATGTAGATGCTTCATTCTCAGAATTGATCCAAGGAACCATTGCAATATCAAGACCATCAATATTGATTTCTTCATACTCTGAGATCACATGAACGTTATCATATTCACGGAGCAGGAGATCAACTGCATTGATATTATTGGTGTTCTTGTAGTAAGCTGTATGATTACCAACAATTGTATACACCTTAATGCCCATTTCTTTTAGGCGATCATAGTAATTATCCTTTGCCCATGCCAAAGCAGAATAATTAATACCCGTTCGATTGTCGAACGTGTCTCCCATATCAATCACACACTTGATTTTTTTCTCTTCAAGTGTGGGAAAGAATACTTCGTTATAGAACTTCAAAAAGAAGTCATGGAATAACTTGGAATTTTTACGAGCACCAAAGTGCTGGTCTGTGATAATAGCAACAGTCACGAACGAAGTTTAATGTGTACGTTGTCCTTAATACTATTATAGTTGGAATAGTTGTTCCCGTCAAGTGTGTTGTTATCAACGAACACTTCATCAAACCCAGACTTTTCAAGAATCTTATTCTTGATTTCCATTTGTTTCTTTTCTCGTTGAATTCTTCTCAGAAAAGCGTAGTGAATAATCTGAGTGAAATATGCAAATGGATTCTGTGATTTTTCAGGATTGAAGTTATTGATGTATTGAATGCAATTCTCAATACCATCACAAACCATGTCATCTTTGAACATGTAGTTCACAAAGTTTGGTTTGTATGAAAGGTGAGTTGCAATCTTCAAGAAACACTCACCAAGATAGTTTGTAATCCTTGGTTTGGTTGGACTCTTCCAAGTTTTAATAAAATTAAATCTTTCTTCTGAACTCATTTGAGCAAGTTCGGGCACTTCTTTCAGTGCTGCGACATAAACTTTCTCTTGATATGCAGTGATTGCAGCAAGAAACTCCTTGTTATTAACATAGTGTTCGGATCTCTTGCGTGTTTTAGGCATATTAGTTATCAGCATGTTTTATTACCATAACAATTAATAATATTATAGCACATTTCAAGGGCTTGACAAGTTCCTGAAATATGTGTAGACTACCTTTGTCGAGGTTCAAGAGAACTTATAGCTTATAGAGTTTCTCTAAGACCTCTTTTGCATCAAGTACACTAGATATATATCCCATTTCCCTATTTAGAGACTCTCTACTACTAGATTCATCGATATCAGAGTCCCTAACGTACTGTTGATAAACCCCAATAACTTCGAAGTTACTGCTTTCACTAATTGTAACGACACGACTCATATCGATGATAAACATATCATCAGATGAAGTCTTTAACCATGGTTCCACTTTGTATCCAATGGTTCCCCACTTCTTCATCTTAACTTCTTCAAGTGTCACTGGATTCGAAAGAAGTAAAAGAGTTCTGTCATCTTCTTCACATACAGAAACCTTTGCGAAGATTTCCTCACCAGAGATTAATTTTATCGATGCGTAAAAGTCGTCTTCCATAATTACTTTAAGTTAACTGTGATGATGTCATAATTGAAGTTCTCCTCGTTGTAGATTTTGATACGTTCAATTAAATGATTCAATGTGTAATTTTTTCTTTGATTATGTGTACAATCATCAGCAATGTCAAAGAGAACAGCTTTTAATTTGTTGTTTCCCTTTCTAAGAATTCTTCCAATGCTTTGAAGGTTTCTGATTCTGGATTTGCTAGGTGAGGCGAAGATAACGTTATGGAGATTTTTAATATTGATACCAGTAGAAAAAGTTCCATAAGAAGCAACGATGATTGCGTTTGATTCTCTCTCGGTAATTTCCCTAACTAGTTCACGCTCATGAGCATCTACTCCACCATGCACGAAGAAAACCTTTCGATTTTCATCTGCTTTTTTGTTATTTATTTCCTCATACAAGACCTGACCGTGAGATTCAACTCTTGAATAAAGAACAAGAGTATTTCCTTTCAGATCTAATGTCAGATTTGTGATAAACTTATTTCGTTGTTGATGTCCAATAATATACTGAACCTCATCCTCAAACGTTTCAAACTTTTGTGGGGGATGTTTGAGAAGAATACAGTTGATATCCAACTTAGAAAGATATCCTTTCTGCATCAACTCTTCCGTTCGGATGATCTTGTATGATGGACCAAACAATCCTTCTAAGACCCACTTATGTGTCTGTGTGCCATCTAATGTTCCTGTGAACCCAAATCTGTGTTTAGCTGTGTGCAACTTTGTCATGATCTGAATCAAAGACTTTGACTTAAATAAGTGTGCCTCATCACCAATTACAACATCGAAACGTTCAAACCACTTACGATCTAATTTATAGATAGATTGCCACGTTGTAATGACAATTGGACGATCATCATTTTTCTCACGACCAGAATAGATTCGGTGACAATAAGTATCTGCGTCCCACCCATAATCCTCAAAGTCCTTATACATCTGCTCTACCAGAGATGTCGTTGGAACAACTACCAGGATATTTTTGTTGTGCTCAGTATAGTATCTGGCGAGAGAATAAATCATCAAAGATTTGCCAGATGCAGTGGGACTTATCAATAATCTTCTATTGTGTCTTAGAGCATCGTATACTCCCTCTATTTGATATTCACGTGGTTCGTGAACAGAAATAGATTTCATATAATCTTTTACACCTTCTTTTGAGATAGACTCATTAATTTCAAAAGGAGTTCCAAAAAATTTGTTATCAACAAACTTATATTCGTATCCGTAGCGTTTGCAAAATGATATAAGTTTGTCTAAAAGACCGACATAGATTTCACCTGTTGCCGTAGAGAAAAGGCGAATCTTTCCATCCCAATATTTGTTGCGATACTGAGGCATAAATTTTGCACCAGGAACTTCAAAAGTAAATTCTTCTGATAGTTCCTGATAGACGTGAGGTTCTGCTTTTATCCTAAGATATACTTCGTTCTTCTTTTCGATACTAAGTTCAACCATAACCAGCGATGAATTTCTGCCATTCGATCGCATTCTTAATTTGATATGTTCTATTGGAGATCTGTTTAAGAATGCTCTCAATATAATTTAGTTGAGTTTCATAGTAGTCAATTTTGAGATTGACATTCATCAACTTTTCATCAGCATCCAGATACTTTTGCATTGTATCTTTGTCACGAATCTTCTTTGGAAATGGATTCTCGATATAAACTTCTGGATCTGCTTTTCCAGAAAAGTATTCATACCGTTCGTGGCGGATATTTTTTCTCTGTTGCTCTGCTTTCTTTCTCAGCAACAAAGTATTGTTAAACATCTCATGATACTTTGCGTGAAGAGCGGGTATCTTTAAAGATTCGTCGTGAAGATTATCTTTGTCAATCTGTGAGTCTTTCTCCCACATACTTTGTATATCGTCAAGATTCATAAAGGATTGCCAGCCAAGTCAGTGATACTATACACAGTATACTTGAAAGTACACTCTGCTGTAAAGTAATCAACGTCTGTTGGGGTAGCATCAAAATCCAAAGTTGTCAAGGAAATTGGGAACATTCCTTTAAACTTCACAAGAAACTGAGGATTCATTGTGCTATTCAAAACTTCTAACGTACCATCTGAATAAAGAAGTTCTTCGCTGTTCTGGAATCCACCCTTATAAAGTTCTGAGGATTCTCCATACTCAGAATAGATTTCCCTCAAACTTTCTGGATATCCAAGACCTCTCATCCAGTTTTGAATTTGCATGTAATTTTTAATATCCTCATCCACAAGAAATCTCAACGTAAAATCTGAGAATTCTAACTTATCTCCTGGTCTGGGAATATCTTTCAAATAGTTTGGTTGAATAGCAACACCAAGATCAATACCAGGAATCTGTGCTGTATTGGAAAAGAAACTAACTTTGGGACAGCGTTGCAGAGTGAAATTAAAACCTGTTGGTGACAGATAATTTCTATTCTGTATCTGCTTATCATAAATGGAACGTGCCATTAGTCTCTTTGTCTCCAATCATCTGGTTTGTCTTGGCGAAACCACTCTACGATTTCATCTGCTGATTTAAACCCCGTTCTGTGATTAGATGGATCGGGGTCTCCTAAGTCCATCTTATTCATAAAATCATCAAGACTTCCTTCTTGAATATCTGGATTCATTGAGATTCGTCTTGCCTTTCTCAACATTTCACCAGCAGATCTATTTGCTTTTGCAAGTTTATCTGCCCAAATCATATCCTCTAACTTGACTTCTTCACCGTTGATAATCTTGTCACAAATAAATTCAAGTCTGAGGCGATACTCTGTTGATAGCATATCATCCAACCATACAATTTATTTAGATAAAAAAAGAGGGGTCTTAACGACCCCTCAGCGCAATCCTTCACACGGACTACTATATTATATCACATCAGGTTGGTAACCTTGACGCGACGATAGTAACGGTTAGCAGAAGGATTCAGGTTACCGAGACCCTGGTTGGTGCCCTCAGCAAATGGGTTAGCGACCAGACCGTAACGGGTCTTGAAGCCAATCTTAGGCTGGAAGTTGTTCTCACCAACGGCACGAACCATTTGGAGAGGAACATAAGGGCAGTAGAAGAGACCAGCGTCATAAGGTGAAGAACCCTTATAACCTACAACGTAGTACTGGTTAGCAGCAACGTTAGCAGCATATGGGTCAATATAGACGCGATACTTACCATTGATAGTACCAGCAAAGGTGTTGCCAGTGTCATCAACGTTCAGGTTAGCATTCAGAGCAGGAGTGTAATCCAGAACACCAGCCATG